ACAAATCCAAATAGTGCTGCGGGAAGTACACTGGTAGGACACTCTGCATATAATGGATACATATCAGTTGTGAGACATTATAATAGAACATTAAGTGCGTCTGAAATACTTCAAAACTATAATGCTACAAAAGGTAGATTTGGATTATAAATCAAATTAAACTTAATTATTTTAATATTTATAAACAATGAATGTTAAAGAATGGACTAAAATATGAGTGCTAATCTTGATCAGGATCGTATTCGATGGCCGGGGAGTGGCAGTGCTGTAAATACAGGCAGTATACCATTTGGATTTTACTTAAGCGAATCGTATTTAAGTGGTAGCGTTGGTTATTTTGAATATGACTGTGAAAAGAGTGCGGAATGGGCAGCAAAAAGAATGGGGTATCCAATCATTGATATTGAATTAATTGATGTAAATTTTTATGCTGCATTTGAAGAATCCGTCAATGAATATGGCGCTCAAGTAAATCAATTTAATATACGAAACAATTTATTAAGTTTACAAGGATTGCGTACTGCGGACAATCCAAATATCAATGGTAAAAATGTAATAGGAACAGGATTACCATATATAATTCAATTAACAAAAGGATATGGAAGTGAAATTGGTGTAGGTGGATATGTTGACATTAAAAAAGTACCTATTCAATTGAGCGCAAGTCAACAAACATATGATTTGCAGACACTAATTGGCACCAATATTGAAAGTGGAAGCAGAGTTGAAATTAGAAGAGTATTTCATGGTCCACCACCAGCATTTGCTCGTATTTATGATCCATTTAGTATGACTGGTATGAGTTACAGTAATGTACTTGGTGAAATGGGATTTGCTGGATATAGTCCTGCCACACAATTTTTGATGACACCAATATTTGAAGATTTATTGAGAGGTCAAGCAATTGAATTTAATGATTTGGTTCGTAAAAGTGCTTATAGTTTTGAAATTGTAAATAATAAACTAAAGATATTTCCTATTCCAACATATGATTACAAACTTTATATTGAATATGTAGTTGAAAAAGATAAATTTAGTGCAGCAAATACATTTAGTAGTGGAAGCAATTATGATGTGGTTAGTGATTACAGTAATGTACCATATCAAAATGTTACATACTATAAATTAAATGCTGTTGGCAAACAATGGGTGAAGAAATATTTCTTGGCATTGTGCAAAGAAAATCTTGGTATGATTAGACAGAAGTATAGTACAATTCCAATTCCTGGTGGAGAAGTAACATTGGATGGTTCTGAATTGCGAAGTGAAGCGGCATCTGAAAAAGAATCGTTAATTACACAATTGAGAGAAAATCTTGAAGCTACTAGTCGTAAAGCTCAAATGGAAGCTAAAGCAGATGAAACTGAAAAGATGACATCAATCATGAAGACTGTTCCACTACTAATTTATATTGGATAAAATATTATGGCATTATTTGGAAGATATTATAGTCAACGAGACATTAATTTGGTTAATCAAATTAATGCAGAATTGATGCGTGACATTATTGAAACATTGGTTGTTTTATTTAAGATTGCACCAAATGAAACCAATACAAACATTTATGGTGAAGCAGTTGCGGCTGAAGGAAAGAGTTTTTATTCTGGTGTAGAATTGAGTAGTATAATTGATCGTGGTGATATTAGTACAGATGATGAAGGATTTGGACCTGACAGAGATCAAACTGTTGTATTTAAATTTAGAGAATTGTCATTAAAAGATGCGAGTTTTTATCCAGAAGTTGGTGATATGATATTATTTAATGATCGTTATCATGAAGTTGATAATGTTGTACAAGAACAATTTTTGGGTGGTCAAGCAAATAAATCACATAGTATTATTTGCAATACGCATTATAGCAAGTTGAGCAAAATTAATTTAGTTAACCGTCAATTTTAATTATGTGGCAAGGAAATACGAACAATCCAGTACCAACAAATAACAATGTTGAAAAGAACAATCCTATTGTATCTAATGTAAGAAACATTGCATTGGATACTAGACGAGATGAAGATGCAAAGAAAAATTTTACAGTTAGTTTATTAGATATTGATACTGCATTGATTAGTTATAAACAAAATATTATCAATCCTACTGTAATTGACGCTGGTGAAAACATAAAAGTACCAATTATATATGGTAATCCTGAAAAATGGTATGCAGCAAAAGCACAAGGTGCATTAAGAGATCAACAAGGTAAGTTACAAATTCCGTTGATAATGGTTAAAAGAACTTCATTTTCAAAAGATGAAGGTTATCAAACATTCAACCGTTATTTGAGTTATCCAGTAATGACTAAATTTAATGAAAAGAACAAATATGACAAGTTTAATTTATTAAATAAGACTGTTGCTCCTACAAATCAAATATTTGCGGTAACAATGCCAGATCATATTAAAGCAGAATATGAATTTATTGTATGGACAGAATATGTTGAACAAAACAATGCAATTTTAGAAAAGATCAATTTTGCTGAAGGAGATTATTGGGGTGATAAACAAAGATTTAATTTTAGAGTTAAGATAGACAATTATACCAATACAATTGAATCAAGTGGAGAAAAAGATAGAATGGTAAGAAGTACATTTACTTTATCTACCAATGCTTATTTGTTACCAGAATCATTTGAAGATAGAAAACAAACTGTTCAAAGAATGTTAACGCCAAAACAGATAAAATTAACAGCAGAAATTGTTAGCAGTGCTCAAATGGATATAGTAAACAAAAAGGTTAAAGACAATACTTACAGTAACAAAGGAAATCCATATTATAGTATCAATCCTCTGGTTGAAAAAGACAGTGAGTGGAGATTTCCTAAAGGCACAATTGCCACCGAAGAATCTACAACAGCAGCGGGTGAAGCAATTACAACAATTAGACAAAGTTATGCGTCATTAATTCAACAAACTATAAATGTTACAGTTTCAGGATCACAAGAAACAACTATTTGGCATCCAGCTCCAACTAGTCCAACTGATTATGGTGAAGCTGGTTGGATGGCATATGATGGTGATTATCAGTATATTTATGCTGGTGGAAGATGGTTAAGACAATCTATTGCAGAATGGACAGCTTAAATATCTTAATTTTAATTAAACTATATTATTTATATTTATATTTATATTTATAACAAGGTAAACAGATACTTTTATGCCATATCCCAATTCCAATATATTAAACATAATAATTCCGCAAACATCTGCGTCAATTGATCCTACAAGTACACAAGCACCATTTGTTGAAAGAATTATTAGCGGTTCTAGACTAGTTTTACAAACAGATACTACAGGAACATTGATTGGTAGTTCTGATTTAAATGTTAACAGTATTACCGCAAGCAATATAAGTGCAAGTGGTTATATTAGTGCGAGTAATTTATATGTAAGAACTAATATCACCGATGCGGGTACATTAACTGTTGTTGGCGCATCAACATTAGCAGGATTGACAGGTACAACTGCCACATTTAGTGGTTTAGTAAGCGCAAGCGCAGGTTTAACTGCAAGCGCAATACAAGATGCTGGTACATTAACTGTTGTTGGCGCAACAACATTGGCTGGTTTAACAGGCACTACTGCTACATTTAGTGGTTTAGTTAGTGCGAGTGCAGGTTTAACTGCGAGTGCAATACAAGATGCTGGTACATTAACTGTTGTTGGAAACAGTATACTATCAACCGTATTTGCTACGAATATCACTGCTTCAAATATAAGTGCAAGTGGATTTATAAGTGGTAGTGATGGTATATTTGCGGGAGATGTTGCCGTACACGGCGGTGATATTACAACCACTTCAGCTACCGCAACTTTATTTAATACAAATGCAACTACCGTTACTATTGGTGGAGCAGCTACTCAAGTATTATTAGGAAATTCTGGTGGGTCAGTAAAGTCTGTTGGTGATTTAATTGTTGGAACAAATAGTATTAAAGACGGAACAGGTGGATTAGCAATAACGACTGGAGCATCATTAACTACAATTGCTGGTGATTTAAGAGTTGACGGACAAGATATTCAAGCCAATGGCGGTAATGTAAATTTAACATTGGGAACAAATGAATTAACAGTTCCAGTAGAATTGGTAGTAAGTCAGAACGCCAATGCAACAAGTTATACAGATACAGCAGCAGCATTACAAGTTGCGGGTGGTGCAAGAATTAGTAAAGATACATGGATATCTGGTTCATTGAATGTTGCTGGTGATTTTACTGTATTTGGTAGTTCCAGTGTAGTTTATATCAGTTCAAGTACGGTCATTATTAATGATAATATTATTCAATTAAACGCATTTTTCCCATTTGAAAGATATGCTGGTTTTGAAGTATTTGATAGTGGCAGCAATCAAAGAAGCGCATCATTATTGTGGGATGGACAAAATGATAATTGGATAACAGTGGATCAAAATAATAGTTCAAGTAATGTAATAGTTGGTCCTACTGCTTCATTTGGAACTAATCCTGGTTCATTATTAGCTAATAA